GCTTAATAGTTTATATGGTGCCACAACATTACCTTCATTTAGATATGGGATGAACCATTCTATACTAAGTGAAGCAATTACATTATCAGGACACAGAATTATACAAGAATCAGCCCTATGTGCTAACAGACACATGAATAAAGTTATGCGTGGGGAATTAAAATTAGAAATATAATGGCATTAAAAAAACAATCAATTAGAAGTAAACATCATATAACAGTAGAAGGTAAAACTGTTTCTAAAGATGTTTTAATTACTAGAAGTAAAGATTGGAATGAAATTCAAGAAAATCTATTTAGAAAAATGCTCAAGCAAGGAGGTACATTTAAAGTTGCAGGAATTAAGTATAAGATAGAAATTAAAGAAAGAAATGATTTAGACTCAAATAGACAAGCTCCTGTTAATTTACCACCAATCCCAGGTGAAAGATCATTTTAAAAATAATTATATGGTAAAAGGAGCAATAGCAGGTAACTTTGATGTAATGCATCCAGGTTATATAAAAATGTTTAAAGAATGTGCTGAGAATTGTGATTGTTTAATAGTGCTTTTACATTCAGATCCTTCTATAGAAAGGCCTCATAAACTTAAACCTATTTTGTCTACTAAGGAAAGAAGAGAGATGCTATCTGAGTTAAAATCTGTATGTGATGTATTTGAATATAATTACGAAGCTCAACTTTATGATTTACTTAAAATGGGTGAATTTGATATTAGATTTTTAGGAGATGATTATGTTAATAAACCGTTTACTGGAGATGATTTAAAAATACCTATTCACTATATAAATAGGGATCATGGTTGGTCTACAACTAGATATAAACAAATGTTAATAGATAATGAAATAGATTACCCCTTTTAATATGAAAGTAGAAATATCAAACGGAGAATTACTAGATAAAATTACAATTCTAGAATTAAAATTAGATAAAATTAAGGATAAGGATAAATTGGTTAATATTCAAAAAGAATTTGATACCCTAAACCCCTTATGTAATGAATTATTTAAAATATATGGTGGAGAATTACAAGTGCACTATTTAGCTTTAGCTAAAATTAATGGAAAACTTTGGGACATAGAAGATTGGATTAGAGATTGTGAACGAGAAAAGAGATTTGATAAAGAATTTGTAGAACTAGCTCGCTCTGTGTATATTACGAATGATAAGAGGTGTGAAGTAAAAAATTTAATTAATATAGTAACAGCATCAGATTTAATAGAAGAAAAATCATATAAAGATTATAAATGAAACATTTAGAAGAAACACCATGGTGGATATGTGATACAGATGATGAAAATTACTGTGCTTATGTTGATACTGATTCTAATTATTTTAATGCTGAACCTATATTACTTCACCTATACCCCAATTTTGAGGAATTTAGTAATAAAGAAAAGGATGATATTTTAGAAAAAGTAGCACTTAAATATCAAGATATTATTACAGATCATTATGATATTTTAGCCCAAGAATGTTTTAATGTCCCAGAACATAGACTTGAAATGAAAACTGAGTGTGTAATTAGGTCAGCTTATTTTAGAGCTACTAGACGTTATGCACAGTGGATTACTAAACAAGAAGGTATTGAAAAAGAAACTTTAGATATTAAGGGTCTAGAGTTTATGAAAGCAAATTTCCCACCCATTTTAGGGGAATTTTTTAATGATATACTCCAACAAGTACTCAAAGGAGAAGAAAAATCAAATATAATTGATCAAATTAAAATATTTAAAAAACAAATACTAGGTGGAGAAATACCCTTAGCAAAATTAGGTAATCCAACAGCCGTTAAAAAATTACAAAAATATTCAGGTACAAGTGCTAGAGCAGGTGAAATGTTTACTGAAATACTTAAAGGTGCCCCTGCACCTGTAAGAGCGGCTATTCGTTATAATGATTTATTAAAGCTATGGAAATTAGATAGAAAACATAATTTAATTACAATGGCTGATAAAGTTAAATGGATTTATTGTAAAGATAACCCATATAAGATAGAAGCATTAGCATTTTTTGACTATGATATTCCTGAAAAAGTCCAAGATTTTTTAGATAGATATGCCGATAGACAAAAAGTCTTTGATTCAATATTATTGAATAAATTAGAGGGATTCTTCAGTGATTTACAATGGTCATTAGATTTAAATCCTTATACAAATGCATTAAGTTCGTTTGAAATTTAAGATAAAATTCGTATATTACAGTTATGATAAATAAGAGTACACTCACATCAGTTATTTCCAAATATTACCTAAATGGTTTAAATAATCAGGTAAAATGGAGAATTAAAGATAAACAACTTACTATTTACGCAGGTGAATCAGGTAGAGTATGTAAAATAGAACATAATAATTTTCCACTAGAGGATGCTGAATTAGGTGTATTTGATACACATAAATTGAGTAAATTGATATCTATTACTAATGGTGATCTAATGGTTTCATTAGAAAAGATTAAAGCAGTTTATACTAAAATACATTTTGCAGATGCTAATTTTGATTTAACTTATTCATTAGCTGATATTCTTATTTTAGGTAAGAATACTTATTATGAAGATCCTGAATCGTTTGAAATGGAACTTGATTTAACTAGAGAAGACATCGATCATTTAATTAAAGCTAAAAGTGCATTAGCTGATGTAAATAATATGTTAATAACAAGCACTACAGATATGGATAGTACAAATATTTGTGAATTTATATTTGGTGATAATACAGGATTTTCTAATAAAATTACATACCAAATTAATGGTACTATATTAAAAAGTGGTATAGAAATACCTTTTGACTCTGATGTATTTAAAGATATTTTAAATGCTAATAAAGATATGGATAGTGGCACATTAAAATTATCAGAACAAGGAATGTTAAAACTAAACTTTTATTCAGAAGAAGTAAATAGTGAATATTTTATAGCAAGAAACGAATAATATATGGCTAATAGTGTACAAATTATAGACAATTTTTATAGTAATGTAGATGATGTAAGATCTAGTGCCTTAAAACAAAGCTTTGATGTTAAAGGAAACTACCCAGGTAACCGTACTGTTCCTTTTATAAATGATCTTACAAAAAAAGAAATAGAAAGGCATTTATCTCCTGTGCATGGAAAAATATTTTGGCCTGACCCTAAAAATATACATTCTTATTGTGGTTCTTATCAATATACTACATCAAGAGATAGAACTTGGATACATGCTGATAGTTGGAATTCTTGGGCTGGAGTACTTTATTTAACCCCAGATGCACCTTTATCAGGTGGAACTGGTTTATTTAAACATAAAAAAACGGGATTGATAAAAGTCCCAAGGTTAAAAAGTGGTAAAATTAACCAAAAATTGTTAGATAAAATATATATAGACTCACAAGATTATACTAAATGGGAAATAACTGATAGAATTGCTAATGTTTATAATAGACTTGTTTTATATAAAGGGGATTTATTTCATGCTTCTTTAGATTATTTTGGTGCTAATAAAAATGATGGAAGATTATTTCAAACTTTTTTCTTTAATACTGAATTATAATAAATGAAAAAAAAACCTGATATGTACGCTGAAAATAAGGCGATAATGCCATATGGGGATAGTGTTGCTGCCCCCAAAATAGAATTAGAAGATACTAATTCATGGGTAGCTAAACAAACAGTAGACGTAAATAACTATTTAGCAACTAAATTTGCTGAATTAAAAGAAGAATATGCTAGGTTAATTTCATTATATAAATGGAATGAACTAGTAAATAAAGCTGATTTTAGTTTTATTCCTGTAAAAGGACATATTTACTTTTTATATCAACGAGAAGATGGAAATTTATTTTTATCTCTTATTGAACCTGAATATTGGAACCAATTATTTGTGGGTAAAGTAAAACTAGATTCAGATAATAAATGGATAAAAGAAGAAAATTAATATATGTATAATAGAACATAATATTGTAGAGCTAGGGCATGCTGTTATGTTTAAATTAAATTAACCGAGAGCTACGGCCTCACAAAACTAAATGATATGAGTACATTATTCAATGAACGTACACCGTTCGACTTACTATTCCGAAACTTTTTTAAAGCAGACGGATCTTTTCAACCAACCACGTTTGACAACAAACAACCACACCCACTAGATATTTTTTATGACGAAGAAGGGCTTCACTTTGAGATTGCCTGTACTGGTCTAACTAAAAAAGACATCCAACTAGAAATAGATGGAGATCTTTTAAAAATTATCTATGATAAACCAAAAGAAGAAGAAGATTATTCTGGTTACATCTATAAAGGATTAGCTAAACGATCTTTTAACTTAGGTTATAAAGTAGCAGCTAAATTTGAACTTGAAAGTTTATCAGCTGAAATGAAGGATGGCTTACTTCATATTTTTATTCCAATTGCCGAATCTAAAAAGCCAAAAACAATTAAAATTAAGTAATAAGTTTTATTAAAAAAGCGTGTCCTAGCGCAATATTATTCGTATATTCACGTTACAAATAAATAAGTTATATGTCTGAAACAAAACGAAGGAAATCAATTCAAATTATTACTGATCCTCTACTAGAACCATTTTTTATTACAAAAGATGAATACAGTTATACTGTAAAACAAAATGTAGTATCAGATGCATCCCACTTTAGATCCAAGGGAAATGCAAAAACATATGAAAAGTCATTATATTATTATCCTACTTTTAGTGATGCTCTTAATAAAATAGCTGAGTTAAAAGCTGGAGTTGATGATTATAATGATTTAAATAGTTTTATTAACAATTATAAAGAAATTAGTAACCAAATAAAAATTTATACAGATGGAATTAGAAGCACTGTTTGATGCTGTTATCGTAAAACCTATAGAAGTAGAAGAAACTACTTATGGTAATATTATTGTACCTGATTTAGGTAAAGAAAAAAATGAAATGGGCACTGTAGTAGCAGTAGGTCCCGGAAAACCAACAATTTCTGGTAATTTTATTCCTACTAATTTAAAAGTAGGAGATAGAGTAGTTTTACCTACTATGGGGTTCACAAAACTACCATATAATGGAGAAGAATATTATGTTGGTCCTGAAAATCAAGTTTTAGCTAAACTTAAAACACAAGTTGCAATTGAAGAGGCAATAGCAACCACTAAAGTTACTGAAGAAGAAATTAATCAAATAAAAGATTTAACAAATGAGTAAACAAGTTATATTAGGTTCAGATGCAAGAACCAATTTAGTAAAAGGAATTGATATATTAGCAGATGCGGTGGTATCAACATTAGGACCTAATGGTAGAAATGTAGTAATTGCAAACCCCCAAGGAGTACCTCAATCAACTAAAGATGGAGTTACTGTAGCAAAATCAATTACACTATCAGAACCTAATCAAGAGTTAGGAGTGCAGTTAGTAAAACAAGCAGCAATTAAAACTGCAGAAAAAGCAGGTGATGGTACAACAACATCTACTTTATTAGCTCGTGAAATGGTTAAAGCTGGATTAAATGCTTTAAACAATAACGAAAATGCTGTACAAATTAAAAGAGATATTGACTCAACTGTTGAAGAAGTAGTTAATAATCTTAGAAATAATATATCAGAAGATATTTCAGGTGAAGAACAATTAGAACAGATTGCAACAATTTCTGCTAATAATGACCCTGAAACTGGAAAATTAATTTCAACCGCAATAGAAAAAGTAGGATTAGAAGGTGTTGTCCATATTGAAGAATCTCGTACAGGAGAAACTTACTTAGAAACTGTTGAAGGGTTACAGTTTGAAAGAGGATATAAGTCTCCTTATTTTGTTACTAATAATAGTAATATGACTGCCACATTAGATAACCCTCTAATCCTTATTGCGGATCAAAAATTAACCCAAGTTAAAGAATTATTACCTGTATTAGAAGCAGTATCAGCACAAGCAAAATCATTATTAATTATAGCAGAAGATATTGATAATGAAGCTTTAGCTACTCTTATTGTTAATAAAATGAGAGGTACAATGAAAGTATGTGCGGTTAAAGCACCTGATTTTGGTGATAGACGTAAATTAGTATTAGAAGATATTGCTATCACTACTGGTGGGGTAGTATTTGATAAACAAAAAGGAATGAAGCTTGACAAATTCTCTTGGGAGTGGTTTGGTGAAGCTCGTACTGTAACAATAGAAAAAGAACAAACAACAATTGTAGATGGAAAAGGAGGAATTGAACCAATTGAAGCACGTATTGAAGAGTTACAACAACAAATCAATAAAGCAACAACGCCGTTCGAAATCGAAAAACTTCAAGAAAGACTCGCGAAATTCACAGGAGGAGTAGCGATAATTCATGTAGGTGGGAATACTGAAACCGAAATGAAGGAGAAAAAAGATAGAGTTGATGATGCACTACATGCAACAAAAGCTGCTATTGAAGAAGGTATAGTACCTGGAGGAGGAACAGCATTATTATATGCCTCTTCAGGTCTAGAAGCTAAAACAACAGGGGCTCAAATTGTAATAGAAGCTTGTGCTAAACCATTTAATCAAATCTTAGTTAATGCTGGGTTTGATATTGTTAAAGGGCAAATTTTAGCAGATAATTTAGTTAATTCAGGTAATGATACTTGGGCCGGGTTTAATATTAAAACTGAAGAAATAGTTAATATGAAAGAAGAAGGTATTATTGACCCTACTAAAGTAGCTAGAACAGCTTTACAAAACGCGGCATCAGTAGCGGGTACAGTATTATTAACAGAATGTACTGTAGTAGATGAACTAAGTGAAGATAATAATCAACCTCAAATAGATCCTTCTATGATGGGGATGATGTAATAATTAATAATTAATAAATAAAAAGTAAAAAAATGACAAAAAATGAAATTTTTGAGATTATTGAAACAAATTTCAATATCTTAGCAGCAGAAAACGATGGAACTACTAAGGCGAGTCAAGCACGAGCTAGAAAAGCAGCACAAGCTATTAAACGAGTAATCACGGATTACAAAAAAGCATCTGTGGCTGAGTTAAAATAGTTTCGTATATTATGGCTACAAAGATTGAAGAAAAAAATATCCTAATCGCTCGGAGAGTTCCTCCGGGCGATAAATGGAGATTAGTTGCAAATGAACCTGATGGTCCTATACATAAAACTTTAACTGATGCTTTGGAAGCTTATATGATTAAAACAGGATTTAAAGGCAGTTATAGATTAGAACCTCTAAAAAGCAGTTTATATGCAATTGATTCCAAAGAAACAGAAGTAACACCAGAACCAGAAAAGAAATATTCATTGTATGGCGAATTCGGAGAATAGCTTATTAGTAGAGAAATATAGACCATCCAAGTTAGAAAACTATGTTGGTAATGAAAATATTAAAAAATCCATATCTAAATATTTAGAACAGAATGATATTTTAAATTTAATATTTTATGGACCTGCTGGTACAGGAAAAACTACTTTGGCAAAACTTTGTGTTCAAAATCTTAATTGTGATCATCTTTATATCAATGCCTCTGATGAAAGAGGGATTGAAACGATTCGTGATAAAGTACAAAGCTTTGCAAGCGTTGCTTCTTTTAAACCACTTAAAGTGGTTATTTTGGATGAAGCTGATTTTCTTACTATCCAAGCGCAAGCTTCACTCCGTAATATCATCGAAACTTTTTCACGTACGACGCGTTTTATTATGACTTGTAATTTTGTAGAGCGTATTATTGATCCTCTACAATCTAGATGTCAAGTACTTAAAATTGTACCCCCAACTAAAAAAGACGTTGCTAAACATTTACATTGGATTTGTAATGAAGAATCAATTACACATGAAGTAAATGATTTAGTACCCTTAGTTAACCAATATTATCCTGATTTACGTAAGTGTATTAACACTATACAATTATCAACTGTAGATGGTGGGGCAAATGATTTATATCTTAGTTTAGACCAATCAGTATTAGTATCATCTAATTATATAGATAAAGTAATCAATGCTTTATCAGAAGGATCTAAACATAATAAAATAGATTGTTATAATGATATACGTCAAATTATAGCCGATGCTAATGTAGATGATTTTGATGAATTATTTAAATCATTATACGAACGTGCATCTGAATATTTACAAAATAAAGAAGGCACAGCCGCTATTTTAATAAATGAACATCAATATAAAGCAAATTTCCGAATCGACAAGGAAATAAATACAATGTCGTTAATTCAAAACTTAATAAATAATAAATAATTATGCAACAGCAACAACAACCTCAAATTGATTTAAAAAACACAACAGCTATTAAAAATTTTGATGGTGGAGTTATTTTTCAACAAGGAGTAGTATTAAGAACTGTATCTAAATTTATAATGGGTACAGATGAAGATGCTCTACTACCAATCCCAGTTTTTTATGACCCATCAACTAAGAAAATTCTTAAATCATCGGTTCCAAAAGAACTTAGAGAAGAATTAGCTGATGAATTAATGGACTAAGTTTGAAGAATATCTTTGATTGGTTAAAGGTAATTAATACTACTAAGCCCCCCGTTGATTCTTTTACAGATAAAGATTGGGAAGTTTGGAACAGTTATATGATACATAGATTTTTATCTATGAATCCTGATTATTTAGAAGTTGTAAATTATGTTCAAGATTTTCCTCCCCAAGAAAAAAGAATGATCTATAACATATATAGAGAATTCATTCCCAAAAACAATAAGTGGAATAAATATATTAAATCTAAGATAAAACAACCTAATAAAGATTTAGTAGACCATATTAAAGGTTATTTTGAATGTTCTTCTAAGGAAGCAAAAGAATATATAAATATATTGACCACCCCAGAAATAAGTCGTATATTAACGAATAAAGGATTAGATAAAAAAGAAATAAAACCATTATTAAAATGACAAAAGAATTATACACTATGTTAAAAACATCTGCTGAAGCAGATAAAGCTAAAGCATTATTATCACTTGAATTACTGGGTAATAAGGCAGTTGGCATTGGAGATCATTCAACCGAAGATTTTTATAAAAATGCTGAAGAAGCACTTATAAATCTAGTTGATGCTGATGATAGACTTACAACACTAGATACATATTTCAATATTAATAGACCAGTACAAGTAAATGGGTGATACAATAACTAAATACCACGAAATAATGAGTGATAGAGAAATTATGAATGCCAAAAGAGGTGTTTCAGCAAAATTAGGTGTACAAGTATTCGAAAAAGAGTATCCCGAATTATCTAAGGAGTTTAAAAAAATTCAAAAAGAAATGTATGAAATGTTTGCTCGTAAGCATATGGACTATGGTTTAAATAACATTGCTTTAGGCGGAGATATCGTTAATAATAGCGATGATAAACAATTCTCACTAACTGGGTTATGTATTAGATTAACTGACAAAATATCACGTTTAAAAAATTTACTAATTAATGGTAGATCATTTGTTGAAGGTGAAGGTATGCAAGATACATTTATTGATATTGCCAATTATGGAATAATAGGTCTTTTAGTAGGTCGAGATAAATGGAAAAAATAGTTTGGCTAAAAAAATCCCAAAGATTATAAAGGAGATTAGAAATAACCCTCCAACCCCCGTTAATTATGGCTATCAAAAGAATATATCATATTCTCAGATGTCTATATTTAGAGGATGCCCCCATAGGTGGAAATTACAGTATAAGGATAAAATTAAACGTTTTACTTCTTCAATTCATACTGTATTTGGGACAGCCATTCATGAAGTTATGCAACATTATTTAGATGTGGCATATGATAAATCCTTTGCTGTAGCAGATAGGGAAATTGATATGGAAGAATTTTTCCAAGAAAAATTTATAGGTGAATATCGAAATCAATACAAGAAAAATAAAGACCAACATTTCTCCTCAGCTGAGGAAATGAGAGAATTTTTTGATGATGGAATGGGTATTTTAACTTGGTTTAAGAAAAAAAGATCTAGGTACTTCTCTAAACGTGGTTGGCATTTAGTTGGTTGCGAAATACCATTAGTAATTGCACCAAATAAAATGTATAACAACATATTATACGCTGGTTTTTTAGATGTTGTCATGTACCATGAGGAAACAGAAACATTTAAAATAATCGATATTAAAACAAGTACTCGTGGTTGGAGAGAACAAGACAAGAAAAATGAAGATAAACAATATCAATTACTTCTATACAAACAATATTTCTCAGAACAGTATGGGATACCTTTAGATAAAATTGAAATTGAGTTTTTTATTGTTAAAAGGAAAGTAATGGATTGGGATGATGAAAAAATAATGTCACCTCATCAAGCATATAGGGTACAGCAATTTAGCCCACCAAGTGGTAAAATTAAATTAGGAAGAGCTAAAAAAGCTATAAATAATTTTATAAATGAATGTTTTAATTCTAATGGAGACATAAAAGATATAGAATATCCAAAATCCCCAAGTAAATGGAATTGTAACTTTTGCCCCTATAAAGAAGATAAAGAAAATTGTGGAGAAGGTATAATCTACTGATATCCCAATATATGTATACTAAAATAATGTTATAAAATAAAGATTATGAGCGCAAAAAAAGATATGACACTAACGAGTGTTAAAGTTAAAAGCGATTTATTCGAGAATTTTAAAATTGAATGTGTAAAACGTAAATTTTCATTCCAAAAACTTGCCGATCGGTCTTTGTTTTTGTATCTTACAGATGAAGATTTTCGTAAATCAATTACTAATCAAACTAATCTCGAGTTATAAATCCAAAACCAATGAATAAAAGTTTTAAATACCTTCCTCAAGATAAAAGGAAGAAAATATTATTAATTTGTGATGATATTAGAGTACACTCAGGTGTTGCCACAATAGCAAAAGAAATTGTAACCCACACAGCTCACCATTTTAATTGGGTACAAATGGCTGGGGCAATAAACCACCCAGATAAAGGGAAAAAATTAGATTTATCTTCAGATACTAATAAAGTAGCTAATATAGAGGATTCTTCTGTAAGACTTTATCCCGTTGATGGTTATGGTAATCCATCAATTCTAAGACAAGTTATATCCCTTGAAAAACCAGATGCTATAATGCTTTTTACTGACCCAAGGTACTTTACATGGGTATTTAATATGGAACATGAAATTAGAAAATTAATTCCTATTGCTTACTTAAATATTTGGGATGATTATCCCGCTCCAATGTACAATAAACCCTATTATGAAGCTTGTGATTTACTAATGGGTATATCAAAACAAACAGTTAATATAAATAAATTAGTACTTAATAATAAAAAAGATAGTAAAATTTTCAAGTATATTCCTCATGGAAAAAACCCAGAAATATATTACCCCATTATAGAGGAAAATAAAGATTATTTAGAATTTAGAAATAAAATATTTGGTAATACAAAACCAGAATTTGTTGTATACTTTAATTCTAGAAATATACGAAGAAAACAAATACCAGATACAATGTTAGCTTTTAGGGCATTTTTAGATTCTTTACCTAAGGAAAAATCAAAAAATTGTTTCCTTTTATTAAAAACAGAACTAGTTACAGATGCCGGAACAGATTTACCAAGAGTAAAAGAATATTTCTTTGGAGAAGAGTATGACAATAATGTTAAATTTATAGAATCTAAATTAGAGGAAAAGCATTTAAATTATTTATATAATATAGCAGATGTTCAAATTTTATTAACCTCAAATGAAGGTTGGGGGTTAACAATTACGGAAGCAATATTATCAGGTACTCCTATTATAGCAAATACTACGGGTGGAATGCAAGATCAAATGAGATTTATAGATGAAAATGGAAAATGGTTTACCCCTAGTCCGGATATACCTTCTAATCATAGAGGAACATATAAAGAACATGGTGAATGGGCCTTTCCCGTTTATCCAACCTCAAGATCTATTCAGGGTTCTCCTCCAACACCTTATATCTATGATGATAGATGTAAATGGGAGGATGCTTTAGAACGAATTAAAGAAGTCTATAATTTAAGTCCTGAAGAACGTAGAACTAAAGGGTTAAAGGGAAGAGAATGGGCTATAAGTGAGGAAGCAGGTTTTACATCTGAACATCAAGGAAAAAGAGTTATAGAAGCATTTGATGAATTATTTGATACTTGGAAACCAAGAGAAAAGTATGAAATAATAAGTGCTAATGAATATAAAGGAAAAAATTTAAATCATAAATTATTTTATTAATGAGTAAGCCAAGATTTGTAATAAGTTGCCCTTTTGACACATATTCAGGATATGGAGGACGTAGTCGTGATATAGTTAAGGCAATAATAGAATTAGATAAATACGAAGTACAACTTTTACCTCAAAAATGGGGGGAAACTTCTTGGGGATTCTGTAAGGATCACCCTGAATGGAAATTTCTAAATAAATATATAGCCCCACAAAACTGGCAGCAAACTAAACCAGATTTATGGATGCAAATAACTATACCAAATGAATTCCAACCTGTGGGAAAATATAATATAGGATTAACTGCTGGTATTGAAGCAACAGGGTGTAAACCTGAATGGGTTGAAGGATTAAATAGAATGGATATAAATTGGGTATCTTCTAAATTTGCAAAACAAACTTTTGAATCTATGTCTTTTGAAAAAAAAGATCAAAGAACCAATCAAACAGTGAGTATACTTAAATTAGAAAAGCCTATTGAAGTTATATTTGAAGGAGCAGATTTGGCTACTTATAAACCACTATCCCCTAAAGAAATTAAAACTATTAAACTTGATGAAGTTAAAGAAAGTTTTGCTTTTCTATTTGTGGGACATTGGATGCAAGGTGAATTTGGTCATGATAGAAAAAATGTAGGTGTATTAATTAAATCTTTTTATGAAGCATTCAAAAACAAATCAGGTCAAAAACCAGCACTAATATTAAAATGTTCTACAGGTGTAGCTTCTTATATGAGTAGAGATTCTATTTTAGATAGAATAAAACAAATTAGAACGTTAGTTAATTCTTCAAATCTACCTAATATTTACATTTTAAATGGAGAATTTAATGATTCAGAAATGAATGAGTTATATAACCACCCAAAAGTAAAAGCAATGGTTAGTGCTACTAAAGGAGAAGGATTTGGTAGACCCTTACTAGAATTTAGTTTAACAGGAAAACCTATTATAGCTTCAGGATGGTCAGGACATACAGATTTTCTCAACCCAGAATATGTAGCGTTAGTTCCTGGTTCTTTAGAAAAAGTACATAAAAGCGCAGCTAATAATTGGTTAATAGAACAAGCACAGTGGTTTAAGATTAATGAATCCGACTTAAAGAAGTTTTTTAAATCTTGTTTTAAAAAATATAAACAATTCCACCAAAAATCTAAAAAGCAAAAATACTATGCTAAGGAAAATTTTAGTTGGGAAGAAATGAAAAAGTTAGTAGGAAAGATTTTATTATCTAATGTTCCTGATTTTCCAAAACAAGTAGAATTAAATTTACCTAAATTAAATTTACCTAAATTACAAAAACTAAAATAATGAATTTTGATGAATTAAAAACATGTAGCAGATGTGATTCTGATGCTTGTTATAGCCAAGAAGTTACTAAAGACATTACAATTGAAATATGTTATGGGTGTGGTTTTCAATCTAATTCCTTAATGAAAAAAGGATCAGAATTTTTTAATAAGCAATGGGAGATATTACCTGAAATATATAAAGTTTTAATGGATGAAGAAGAAGAAACTGGTAAAATTTGGATGCCCTCTACCATTAATGTTAAAAATAAAGGAATGGTGTTTGCTACAGGAAAAGATAGAGATAATTGGATGTGGGGAGCTGTAAAATCATCCAAAATTAAAAAGAAAGATAGAGATAAATATAATAAAGAAAAATATAGAGCAGATATGACAACCATTAAATATTTTAAAGAACGGGATTATATGGATGCTTTATCATATATTAATGTAATACCTTAAAAGATGAAAATACTGGTAACAGGAGGTGCAGGGTTTATAGGCACTAATTTAATTAAAAAATTACTATCAGAAAACCATAAGGTTACATCACTTGATGACTATTCTATTGGTATAAAAGAAAACCATATAGAAGGGTGTAATTATATAGAAGGGGATATAAATGAAATACTAGATCTTTTTGTATTAAAAACTTATGTTGAAGAATATAATTTTGATCTTATATATCATCTTGCTGCACTTTCAAGAATACAACCTTCATTTGATGAACCTACTAAAACATTTGATGCTAATGTTATGGGTACTCAAAATGTTATTGAATTTGCTAGAAAATCTAATGCTAAAGTAGTGTATGCAGGTTCATCTTCAAGATGGCATGACCCATCACAATCCCCTTATGCTGCTTATAAACATTTAGGGGAAGAAATTTGTAAATTATATAAAAAAACTTATAAAATGGATATAGAAATAGCTCGATTCTATAATGTTTATGGTCCCAATGAAGTATTAGAAGGTGATTGGGCAGCAGTTATTGGAAAGTGGAGACGTCAAGTTAGAGATGGTGAGTTAATTACTATAGTAGGAGATGGAGAACAGAGAAGAGACTTTACCCATGTAGAAGATATTTGCGATGCTCTATGGAGAATAGGAATAAATAATATTAAACATGAAGATGCTTGGGAGTTAGGAACAGGTATGAATTATTCTATAAATGAAGTTTATCAAATGTTTAAAGAAAGATTTGGAACAGAATTTACCCAAATCCCAGATCAACCTGGGAATTACAGAAAGACATTAAGGGAAAATGATGATACCATAGAAAAGTTAGGATGGGCCCCTAGTGATAAATTAAGGGATTATATTTTTAGTCTAAGTAAAGATTAAACATGAAAATAAGTTATGCAATAACAGTTTGTAATGAAAAAAAAGAAGTTAAACGATTAGTTGATTTCTTACTTGCTAACAAACGTCAACAAGATGAAATAGTTGTACTTTATGACCAAAAAAATGGTGATGAAGCAGTTATTAATATGCTTATTAAACTAAATAAATTACCCAACTTCCAAGTATGGAGAGGATTCTTTGAAGGCCATTTTGCTGATTGGAAAAATAAACTTACTGAATACTGCTCAGGAGATTATATCTTTCAAATAGATGCTGATGAGATACCTATTAAGACGCTAGTTGATAATGTTCCAAATATTATAGAATCAAATCCAGACAACGATGTTTATTTAGTCCCTAGAGTTAATACAGTTGAAGGTTTAACTCAAGAACATATTACTAAATGGAGATGGAATATTGATGATGAAGGAAGAGTTAACTGGCCTGATTACCAATGGAGAATCTGGAAGAATAAACCTGAAATTAAATGGGTTAATAAAGTACATGAAAGGTTAGAAGGTTTTAAAACCTATGCTACACTTCCGGCTTATCATGATTTAGCTTTACAGCATCCTAAAACTATTGAAAGACAAGAGAAACAAAACGCTTATTACGATACGTTATAATGGGACAACACAATTTTTCAGAAAAAGTTATAGTAGAATTATTTAAAAGAGAACCAATTGATGTTTGGATAAATTCATTTGGGGGGTGTAGATCAAATTTTGTTAGAGATTGTATAAAAAATAAATATACTACTTATAATTCCTCTTACGAAATGAAAGCTTGTCATTACATAAGACCTTTAGATGTAAAAGTGGGGAGTGGTATCTTTTGCTATACTGAAGATGTGGGAATTGCTTTATCATCTCAAATAAAAAGAGATATGTACCATAATTTTCAAAAATTAATGGAAGGAAGTAAAGAGGTCCCCTTTAGTGTTGAAACCTGGTTAAATAATATTAATATACAAATTGATAATTGGACCACTCCATCGTATTTCCCAATAGTAATAATTAATACAGATAAACTAAAAGAAAACTCAGATTTATTTGAAGAAGTATATGGGGTAAAATTTGGGGAATTTAAACAAAGAAGCACAGTTGAATATGATTCTAGCTTAACCCCTTATCTACCCTTAGTAAAAGAAATTAATCAAAAGTTAAAAAATTTACCTAATTTTGCAGTTAATGAATAATTTAATATCTATATTATGTAAAAGTTATAAAGGGGATTTAAAGAGAGTAATTGAACTTTCTAAAAGTATTAACCAATATAATAAAGACGATATCCCTTTTTATATATCAGTTCCACCTCATGATATAGAATTATTTGAAAAAGAAATCCCTCATTATACTAAAATTTTGGATGATTCTTCTATAACAAATAATTATGAAGGTTGGGTAGGACAACAATATGTAAAATCTTTTTTTTATAAAACTAAGTTAAGTAAATTTTATCTTATTATCGATAGTGATAGTTATTTTATCAAAAACTTTTATATTAATGATTTTTTAGTTAATGAAGAAACTCCATATATGGTAATGTCTCAACATGAAGATATGCTAAATTGGACCGATAGATACTCCAGAGAAACATTACCCTTTAATCCCAGAGATTCATTTGAAAAAGATTATAATATAATTAAATCTAAGTTAAATAGACAAGGAAAAACTTATCATTTTGGTCCTACCCCATGTATATGGGATTGTGGGGTTTGGGAAAAAGCTGATAATGAATTTGGAATTGATAATCTTTTAAAATTAAAACCAACCGAAATAAAGTGGTATGGGGAACTAGTACTATATCAAAAGAAAAACTATTTACCTATTCCTCCTTTATTTAAAGTATTTCATTACCCCCAACAGTATAGCTTTCATAAACAATTGGGGTGGGAAGAAAAAGATTGGGAAAAACAATACTTTGGTATTATATTACAATCTAATTGGGATTCTCCTTTAAAATATTAATATGATTACTTTTTGCATTAGTACTTACAGAAATTTAAATTATCTAAAGCTAGCCGTTGAATCAGTTAGAAAGTATTCTTATTATAAAGATGCACCGTTTATAATTCATTCAGATGAATCTAATAACGATGGAACTAATAAATGGTTATTAGAGAATAAAGATAAGTTTAACCTTACACCTATTATTAAAAACCTCAACCCTTCTGGTATAGGACCAGGAATGAATATATGTGCCGAAAATGTAGAAACAGAATATATTATGTTCCTCCATTCAGACTTTTATGTTACACCTAATTGGGATTTAGAATTAATGAAAGTTCACCAAAAATATCCTAATAAAAAATTATGGGTTAATTCATTTAGAATAGAACCTAATATGTTTAATGATCAGGATAGACCTGGTACTCATTTTGTGCCAAAAAATGCTTTTGGGGCTTATTATAATGACTTTACTCCTAAAAATATGTTAGAATATGCACAACAATTATCGGAATTAAATAATTTTGAAATACCTAAAGGAGAAGGAGTGTCTGGTTTAGTTAAAAAAGAAGTATGGGATGAAACAGGGGGCAATGATAATAGATTTGCTCCTACTAGTTGGGATGATATGGACTTATTTTGGAGAATGATTCAAAATGGAGTTGAATTTATATTACCAACTAAATCCGTAGTTTGGCATTTTGGTGCTAGGGGAAGCCATAGATTAGAAGAAAATAATAATCAAACCTCTGAGAGACAATCTAAACATGAAAGAATAAATACCCAAAAATTTTTTGATAAGTGGGGTGGTTTACCTATATTTAACGAATATGGAATGATAAATGGAATTAAATAAAATGGAAGAAATAAGAAGTGACTTAAAGCAATTAACCCTTTTATTATTAGAAAGAGGGTTTAACCCCCATTCTTTTATTGAAATTGGGTCAAGAGATGGAGATGACACTAATGCCCTGTGTCATTGGTGGAAACTCAACCCTAACAATTGTTATATAATAGAAGCCCACCCAGAATGTTATAAACATATAACCCATTACTACCCTCAGTATAATTCTTTTAATATCGCGGCATCAAATAAAACTGAAGTGACTAATTTTAATGCTGGTATTATAGGTAAGGAAAAAAATATTGGTATATCTTCTATTTTAACAAGAACTTTATCCCCTTTTAAATCTAATGTTATAGAAGTAGATGGATGGAGAATGGAAGATTTTATGGAAAAATTAAGTATAGACAATTTTGATTTTATGAAAATTGATGTAGAAGGATTCAGTCTCCAAGTTTTAAAAGGATTTGGCAGTAAAATTAAAAAGACAAAATATATCCAAATGGAAGTAGAAACAAAAGAAGTTTGGGAAAACCAATCTTATTATAAAGAAATATTAAAATACATGAAAACAATGGGGTTTGAATTGTTAGATGAAATAATTTTAGACCAATATCAAAATGATATTTTATTAGAAAATATAAAAATATGAAAATAAGTTTAGTAATACCTAGTTATAATAATCTAAGACATTTAAAAAATGCTTATGGTAGTGTTAGAAAGTATTATACTAATGAAGTAGAATTAATTTTAATAGATGATGGTTCTAATGATGGAACTATTGAATGGTTAAAATCTTTAAAAGATAATAATTTAATTTATTGGAGAGAACAAAGTAGAATAGGCCACACTATTCTATATGATAAGGGAATAAATAAAGCTACCAATGACATTGTAGGTATTTTACATGCAGATATGTATATTGCACCTGACTATATAGAAAATTTATTAAAACATTTAAAACCAGGAAAAGTTATATGTGGTACAAGAGTTGAACCACCTCTACATCCCCCTGGAAATGAAAAAATTATTAAAGATTTTGGATTAGATTTTGATACACTTAAAATTAATGAATTTTATAAATTTTCTAAAATTGAAATAAAAAAATCTAAAGATTTGACTTCTAAAGGAATGTTTGCTCCTTGGATTTTATATAAAAAAGATTTTCAATCAATGGGTGGTCATGACCCTAAATTTGCTCCATTCCCATATGAAGATTCTGATATTTTTCAAAGATGGCTTATCGCTGGTTATGAATTAGTACAAAGTAGAGATGCTTTAGTTTATCACTTAACTTGTAGAGGACATAGGTGGAATAAAGAAATAGGTAAAAATGATGATGAATTTAAACTATTTGAAGAAAATGCTAGAAAACATTATCTTAAAAAATGGGGAAGTTGGATCCAAAATGATAATTTCAACCACCCAATATTAATACCAGTATATAAGAAAAAACTTATTATAAATAATCCAAACCCCCAATTAGAACAATTGCATGACTGGTTTAATGATGGTGAAGATATAATTGTAACTATTGATGGGAATAATTTGGATCAAAATGATATGGAATATATTGTTAAATTAAACCAAATAATAGAAGATAGTGGAGAAATTGGGGAATTTCAAATTGGAAATATTCATATAAAAATAAATAAAATAAAAGATATTTCTAAAACTTTCATTAAATAATATTTGGAATCCTAAATACTTTTTCATATATTTACACCTAATTTAAAGGTTATATATTTATGCAACAGACTATTAAAACCCCCCGTACTGTGAAAATGATTCCATGTATTAGATGTAAAGAAGATATGCCCGAATTAAGGTTAACTAAATTTGGATATGATTTTTGTGTTAACTGTTCAACAGTTGGTGCTAAAAGAGGTATTCCTGTAACAAGAGGATCAGGTGATCATACTTACACTGAAACTATTGTTATGGAAGAAGACCAATATCAAGACTTTGTATTAGCAACAGCTATTGAACGTGGTGATACTAAAACAGCTAAAGCTGAAATGTTAAATATGGATAAAGAAGAACGTAATTTACAAGGTCCATTCCAAATTATTAACAATACAGATAAAGATAGAAGCTAATGCCTAAGGCAAAACCACTATCCAAAGAACAAATTTTAGCAGCTCAAGCCAAAACAAAATCTAATATGGCTGCTGCTCGTTATCTTCATGTGTCATATCAACATTATAAGAAGTGGGCTAAATTATATAAATTATTTGCGGGTCATAAAAATCAAAGTGGTAAAGGTATTCCTAAATTTTTAAAAGGACCTAAAAAAATGCCTCATATGTTAGAAATAATTGAGGGTAGAATAGCTGCATCTTCATTTGATCCAAATAAACTTAAATATGCTTTAATAGAGCAGGGATATTTATTAGAGGAATGTGCTGTATGTTCTTTTAAAGAAAGGCGAGTATTAGACTATAAAATACCTTTGTTACTTCATTTTCAAGATAATAATAGCAATAATTACAGCTTAGATAACGTTCAGCTATTATGTTATAATCATTATTTTTTAACTGTAGGAGATATTTTTAATGTTAAAGATGTTAAACAAATAGAATCTAAACAAGAACATTTTGGTACAAGCGAAAAAGTAGAATGGGAGGTAGATGATTATCATTTACAACGTTTAAAAGAATTAGGTTTAGATAGTGATGATAAAGATGATCCTAATCAATACATAAGCAGAATATGAAAAAAGCAAGACGAGCTAGATCATTAGATAAAAAATATCATAAAATAACTAAAGATTATGATAAACAAAAATCTAAACATTTAGAAAAATTAACTGATAAAATGCTTAAGAATGATGAAAAAGCTCAACAATTAAAATCTAAAACAATGAAAGGTGACTTTCTAAAAAACTTTTAATTATGAAATTTAAACACAATTGGGAATTTAATACTATAGAAGAAGTAAATAATATCTTTAAAGATGGGATGAAAGAACTAAATGATTTAATTGTAGATACTGCTATAAAAAATTTAAAAACAAAAAGAGTAACAATCCCAGTGGTATCAATTTATACTAAAGATGAAGATGTAACATATGATATTATGATTGATCGTCCTGATATGATTGAAACATTAGAACAGAATTTAACTGCAATGGAAGAGTATGAAGATTATGAGCGTTGTCAAAAAATTGTTAGTGCTTTAGATTATTTAAAATCAAAATCTTAATTATGAGAACATTTTTATTATTATTTATATTATTTATTGTACCTTCAAATAAACCAATCCCCCAAGAATTACCTGTATTAGAGGTTAAAGATATTAAAAAAGAGGTTATTGAAATTAAAGGTATGAATGAATTTTTATTTGCTATAGGACATCAAGAATCAGGTAATAGATATTTTATTGTGAACAGATATGGTTATATGGGTAAATACCAATTTGGTAAATCAACATTAAAAACTTTAAAAATTAAAGTAACTAAAGAAGCATTTTTAAATAGTCCCGATTTACAAGAATTTGCTATGAAACAAAATTTATTATATAATAAGAAAAAATTACAAAAATATATAGATAAGTTTGAAGGGCAAACTATAAATGGTATATTAATAACGGAATCGGGTTTATTAGCAGCTGCTCATTTAGGTGGACAAGGCAGTGTTAAAAAATGGTTTAGAAATGGTAAAGTTAAAGAAGATGGTAATGGTGTGAAAATAACTACGTACATGCAGCGTTTTTCTGGATACACATTATATTTATGATAAAAAGATTATGGCACGAATTGTTATATCAGATTACAAAGCTAATAAGCGTAAAAAACGACCTGGGGTACATTCAAAAAACAACACAAGTAGAAGTAAACAAAGCAAAAATTATGTCAAAGCATATAGAGGCCAAGGGAAATAGAATGCAACTAAGTACAATAGCATTATTTAATAATATGACTGAAGAAGATTTTATGGCAATCCATAATGCAGGTCAATTAAAAAATTTATGTATGGCTTTAAGTCTAGATTTACAATCAATTAAAGATGAAAAATTTAAAAATAATAACACTTACTCAGCATGAATGGAATGATGCTATGAAACTTCCTACACCTCATAGGAATAAAAAGAAATACTATAAAAAAATAAAACATAAGAAAAGCGGTGACCAATTTGGTTGCCGCAAATATTTTTCGTATATTCACGTATAAAATAAAGGTTACATTATATGGCATTGTGGAAATTTACAAATTTAAATAAACACGGAAATTACAGGTCAAGAATAATTCATACTAAGGGTGCATTAAGCATACCTGGTAGTGGATTTGGTCCAATTATATTTGCAAATCGATTTAAGTATGAATATAAAGGTGAAGTTTTGCCCCCAACAATAGCAAGTATCGGTGGTAAAACATATTTAATGCCATTATGGAAAGAAGTAATTGAAGGCACTACAGCTGATGATGTGGAATGGATTAAACCTAAACCTAAGGTTAAACAAGAACCAATAGTTGTAATGACTGTTAGCAGTAGTGACGCAAATAAAACGTATAAAACGGTATATTACCCAGAATCAGGCAAATTCCATTGTAATTGTCCAGGTAGATGGAGAGCGTTTGATGGTAAGTGTAAACACATAAAAGCATTAGAATTAAAAATAAATAAATAAAGGTTATGACAGAATTACAAAATTTTATAGATAAAATGCGTGCTACAAGCAGTAGCACAGATAAAGTCCAAATTATTAAAGAATCAAGTAAGTATATTCATAAAGTTTTAGAATATACATACAATCCCTTTAAACAATACTATGTTACAAGTAAAACAATTAAGAAAAATCCTAATATATCAGAAATAGGATATTTTGATTTATTTTATTTATTAGACGCTTTAAATAAACGTACTGTAACAGGTCATAAAGCTATAGCTCATATTAATGCTTTTACTGAAGGTTTAAGTGATAGTGAAGTTGAATTAGTTTATAGTATTATAGATAAAGATTTAAAAATTAGAGCTGGAGATAAAGTAATTAATAAAGCTGTACCTAATTTAGTACCTACATTTTCAGTTGCATTAGCCAAAGAATATGATGGTAAATGTGATTGGCAAAATGATAATTGGTGGGCATCAAGAAAATTAGATGGTGTTAGGTGTTTAGCTGTAGTTAATTATGAAGGTGAATGTACACTTTATTCTAGAATGGGTAAAGAATTAACTACATTAAATAAAGTTAAAGAAGCAATTGAAGCAACAGGTATTATTAACACAGTATTTGACGGTGAGATTTGTTTACTTGATGAAAATGGAAATGAAGATTTTCAAGGTGTAATGAAACAATTAAGACGTAAAGATCATCAAATTGAAAACCCCGCTTATATGATTTTTGATATGATTCATAAACCTAATTTTGATAATCAAAAAGGTGGTCCTATATTAAGTGAAAGACTATCAGCATTAAGAGGATTTTTACATGGTAGATTTAATATAACTAATATTTTACGTTATACCTCCCAATTCAGAATAACAGATGGTAGACACTTTGATAAATGGGGTCAAATAGCAACTGATAATAATTGGGAAGGATTTATGATACGTAAAGATGTTAGTTATGAAGGTAAACGTACTAAAAATTTACTTAAAGTAAAGAAATTTTATGATGCTGAATATGTTGTAGTTGATTATGATAATGATGATCATGAAGTGGTTAGAGATGGTAGATCAGAAACAATTAAAATGTTAGCTCAAGTATGGATTGAACATAAAGGACATAGAGTAAAAGTTGGTAGTGGTTGGACTCAGGATCAACGTTTGCAGTATATGGATGGTTCAATTGTAGGCAAAGTAATTACTGTTCAGTATTTTGAAGAAACTAAAAATGATAAAGGTGGAATTAGTTTACGATTCCCTACTGTTAAAATTGTTCATGGAGATAAACGAGAAGTATAAAGTAATGCGCGGGAAATTTTGATACTCGGAGGAGGGTATGTATCTTCCCCATGTTGTGATAATGAAGTTACAGCACTAAATAAAGGTTTTATGAACAAATTAGAGCAAAAACAATTATTATTTTTAAAGAAAAATTATTTTACTTCTACCCAAAAAACATTATGTAAAAAGTTTGAGCAATATGGGGGTACATTTAGTTTTATGGTAGATAATAAAAAATATAAACTATCATATAAGCAATCTAAAGCATATACTAATTTTTTATTTGAATCTACTAAAAATAATACAGGTACAATGCATAAAGGTAATAATGTTCGTGTACAAGATAAGTATGGTAAAATTAATTACACTGAATTAAATTTACACAATAAAATAGATAAAGCCTATGTGTAAAGAAAAGTGTAAAGTACATTATTGTGATAATAAAAGGGATTGGGGTAAAAATGGTCAATTAATGAACTATTGTAGCCACTGTAAAAAATTAAATCTACTTAATAAAAGTGGTACATGGAAGAATCCCCATATAATTTTTAAAAATAATATAATCTTTAATGATGTAACGGCTTTAAAATGTAATTATGATATTTGGGGAGATGGAAGTAAATGTAATGATAATAAGCAAAAATACTTAGCAGTACCTGGTATAGATAAAAAATGGGTATGGGGTATGTTTGATGTTGATCATATTAAAAAACCAACAGAATGGGATAAAAAACATAATAAATGGTACTGCTCCCATACAGGTAAAATAGAACACCCAAGCAATTATCAATTAATTTGTAAAGATTGCCATAGAGTAAAAAGTCATATTAATGGTGATTATGATGGAAGTAAAAATAAAAAATAAATGGAAAATAGAGGTAGACCAAGTGAAAATGTAGTTAAACTTACAAAATGGAATCTAGATACAGATGATTCTATATGGAAGTACGATATGGATAAGGCAACTAATGGTCCTTATTCAGTAGAACAAAAATTTCAAGCTGGGAATAAACCAGAAAAATTTAAGGTTGATCAAAAACCTTATGGTAAACATCCGGTTGTAATGGTATTTAAAACGTCTAATCGTTCTAATGCTAAAACTAAAATTAAAGTATTTAATAAAAATATAGATTATATTTTAAGTGCTAAAAAGTTACCTGGTGTACCTGAAAAAGCAGAAATAATTGATTTAGCAGTTGGTAAGTCATTTATTAGTAAATATAAACAAAAATATAGCTTAGCTTAATTTTTATATATTTATAACAAAATATTAATTAATAAATTTATTATGTTAAAAATTATAGGTCTTATAGTAGTATTATTAACAATTGGAGCTGCAGTTTATTATTTCGG